GTCGGGGTGCTCGCACCGGAGGCGGGCCAGCTGCAGGTTCTCGATCAGGTCCGGGTTGCGTTCGTCCTCGTGCCCGGGGATGAGCCGGATCAGGTCGAACCGCGGCACCTGGTAGACGCCGCAGAATGGGCACGGACACCAGTAGCGGCGGCGGTCGGACTTTTCGTAGGCGAGCCAGGCGGCGGCGTCGGCCAGAGTGGGCGTCGACACGCCGTACTGCTTGCCCAGGTGCAGGAACGTCGTGATGCGTTCGAGCAGGAGTGTCCAGATGCTGCCGAGCCGGGCGGTCTTGGCCTGGTCCTCGCAGTTGTCGACCTCGTCGAAGAGGTTGAGGCCCGACGTGCGGCGAAGGAAGTCGGCCGGCGTGCTGGCCTTGCCGGCGAGCACAGTCATCGTGTCGAAGAGCAGCGCGTTGTCGCTGGCCCAGTTGCCCGTTGCCCGGTGGGCGGCGAGTTTCGTCGTGGTCTCCGCCATCCGGCGGAGGGCGCCGCTGAATTCTTCCTTCACGTCCTCCTCGCGGGGCAGGACGTAGATCGCCGGCATGGGACGGGCGTCAATCGAGAACGCGAGGATGTTCTTGAGCAGTTCGGACCCGCCGCAGCGGCTAGCCTTGATCACCGTCACCGTGCCTACGGTCGGGTCGACCAAGGCATCGGTGGGCTCGATGAAGTATGGCGTGCCATCGAAGCGGAACGGGCCGGGCTGGCCAGCGTCCTTGTCGGTGAGCCAGCGATAACGCTCGACCCACGCGTGCGGCAGCAGTTCTTCAGGCGGCCGGAGGATCGCACCGACCGATTCGGGCAGTGCGAACTCGATGGACACGTGAACTCACTTCTGATTTCGCCGTTATCGGCGACCACCCGGCCGGCCCCGGGCCTTGGGTTGGTTGGCGGCCTTCACCGCCTGTTCGACGGCTTCCAGTTCCAGCAGCTTGCGGCCGGCGAGGGACTCGCGTGTCGCGCGAAACCGCAGCCGCAGCAGTCGTTCGATCTCGCCTGGATCGCGGCCGGCCAGTTCCGCAGGTAGGGCACGCTCCAGGTCGTTCAGGGATTGGACGAACAGCTTGCTCAGCCCCTCAAGGGCCGCGTCGAGTAGCCGCCGATCGATGAGGGCTTCCTCGAGCTTCCTGCGGCGCGTCCGGGTGAGGAGCATCTGCTCCAGCTTGTAGCCGGTGCTGACCGCGGTGGCCGATGGGTCCGACTTGGTCGCCTCCGCCCGGTCCTCCTGCAGCTCCTTGCGCCAGGCGGCAATCTTCGCGATGTCGCCCGCGGGCCAGGGCGGCGTCCGCCGAACCGGAAAATCCGGTCGTTTCAGGTATTCGCGGACGGTCGACTCCCCAATCCCCAGCGCGGCGGCGAGTTGTCGACCTGAGTTGATGGTGGCCATGTGCGCTGGTGCGCCCCTTAGAAACGCCGATTTTCGGTTTCGGGCGCGACATCACCTAAACCGCGACCACCCCACCCCTGCCCAAAGGACCCAGACCGCCAGTGGCGGGGGCTGGCAATGACATCCACTCTCACCCCCACCCATTAGCCTGCAAGGGCGAGTTCGAGCGACGGCGTCGGGATCGTCAGCGCTTGAGCCCAGGCGGCAATGATCTGGTAGCGGTTCACCGCCCCGTTGCAACTGGCGACGATCTGATCGACAGCCGCAAGGCCACGTCGGCGCAGGCGGCACGCTGATTCGCGGCAATCGAGACCCATCGCAGCGGCGATCTGATGGTCCTTCAGCCCTTTATGCTTGAGCACGAGGGCGAGCTTCTGCTTGTCAGTTGGCTCAGCCACCATGCTTCCTCTATTCCACCCCGCACTGTGACTACTACTGTGACTATTGTGAACGACGATTTCCGACGATAACCAGCCGCAACCACAGCCATTTACGGCAATCTCGCAGGTGTGACTATCGGCCTCGGAGATTCCACCATACCCGCTATCAGGGCTCGCCCTGCGGGAGGTGCTTCGCGTGCGCGCGCACGTGCCGGTCGCCCGGCATGGTGATGGTGTCGACGGTCGGCTTGCCCTGCCGATACACGCCACCGCCCTGGCTCAGTTCTACGATGCGGTCGGCCGACGTGATCGCCTCAGATTCGACGACGTCGACGACCTTGCCCTTCTTCTTCTTCACCTTAAGCCGTGATCGATGCTCGACCTCGCGGCCCTTCCGCCTCTGGATCAGCTGGAACTGCAGGCCCGAGACGCTTGGCGGGTAGTGGAAGTAATACGCCTGCGGGAAGCGCATGACGTCGATCTCGTCTTCCCATTTGACCGCCTGCTCCGGCGTCCAGCGACTAGTGCCAACGCCGTCGAGGCCCGTCCTGACCAGCCCCGCCGACCGCACCAGTCGGACACCGAACCGCCGGCCGTCGTCGATCATGTGCAGTTCGTCGTCGGCCACGTGCTTCAGCCCGGGTGGCATCACGTTGGCGGCGATGTAATCATCCGACCATGGCGCCGAGCAAACGCCCCCGCGGATCTCGTGGCTGCGGCGTTCGATCTGCCGGCGGAGATTGGCGCAGGTCTTGGCCCCTAGGGCGGTGATGGCGTCCTGAGTGCCCAGCCATGACCATCGCCCCGCCGGCGGGAGCTTCTTGATCGTCGTCTTCCACTGGTTACGGAGAATGTCCGCCAGCTGCGTCGTGTTTGTTGAACCAGCAGCCGCGGGAGCATGTCTTGCGGGTGATTTGGTGCCCATGTCGCCTTTCAAAAACCACTTTCGAGCTTGGTGGCTTCTGATCAGCGAGGATTTGCACGTGGGGCTGTTATATCATGCAAAACGCAGCGGCGCAACAAATGGCAACGATTTAGTCGGAGGGCCTACGGCCGTCGCCCCCGGCTTCCAGCCACGTTGCGATCATCCCGCGCAACAGCCGGTGGGATGCGTCGCGCGGATCTGCTGTCTCATTGCGCTTGCGCAGAAACTCAGGCATGCGGCTGAGCGCCCCCTGCCTGGCCTGCTCAAGAAGGTCTGGCGACAGGCCCATGATCAGCAGGTCGATGCGAGCCCATTCCCGCTCGATCTCGATGCCCATCTGACGATACTTCGCCTGCTCTCGTGCCGTGCGCGCGGCGTTGCCCTCGGTCGGCCCAAGCAAGAGCAGCCGCGCGCCGACCAGGTTGAACTCTTCGCGTCGCGCGGCGAACTCGAGGAGCTTCTTCCAGGTTACATCGACATCTCCGTCGACGACCAGCAGCATGTCGCGCACGGCGACGGCCTGCTCGTCGGTCATCTTCGGCATCAGCCCCCGGAACCGGGCGGCCAGGTCGTTGGCGTCATCGAGTTTCATTTACGACTCTCCAGGAGCTGCCGCGTGCGGTCGACCACCGACGACCGCGTCGCCGGCGCCGGCCCGGCCGGAACGGCGAGCGCGCGTTTGCTCGGGTTGTTCTGGGACCGATTCAGCCAGCTCGTGAGGAAGGCCCGCATGCCGCCGGCGGTCTTACGGTTCGCCGGTTTGCTCAGAACCCAGGCCAGCGCGGCCCGGGCCTCGGCGACGATGTCCAGCGATGGGTAAAGGGTCGCCAGCTCGTCGACGAGGGTCTGCGTGAGGTACCAGAATCCGCCCTTGTGCGAGCGATCGCCGTCGACTGGGAATTCCAGAACCATGTCCGCCGGCTTCGCCCCCGCCGCCGACGACGCCGCCGGCCCCGCCGCGGAAGCGGTCGGGCCGGAAGCCTGCGCAGCAGGCCCTTTCTGGGATTCGGTATCGTCTTCGTCCTCGTCTTCGGAGGCACTGGATCGGCTTGGATTCTTCTGGATTCCCCCGGATTCACCGGGACGGCCCCGGATCGCCTTGGAATTCGCAGACTTGCCCGGCAAAGCCGCCGACTCCGACGACGTAACTGCCGCATCCGCCACTGTTTGCGGATCGGCGGACAAAGGTCCGGCCAGATCCCAGGGCGACGCCGGTACGCGTCGAATCCGCTTCCCGTTCTTGCCTGCGGGCTGCAACTCCGTAAAGCCCGTGATGTGCAGGTAGTTTTCGCCGGCGACGTCGTAGCGCCCCAGCAGCTCCCGCTCCACGAGCTCATTCACCCAACCATTGAGGCGGTCGATGGTGACCTCGCCCAGCCGCCGACCCGCCGTGCCGCCGAGCAGCAAGACCGGATCCGCCGCGACGTTGCCGAAGTCGTCGGCCACCGCGTTGATGCGCCAGAACCAGGCCTCCGCCTCGAGCGAGACCTGGTTGATACGCTTGCCGGCGATGAAGCCGGCGTAGATCTTCCGATAGACGCCGCGCGTCAGGTCGGTGATCGGGCCTTCCTCGTCCACGGCCGCCGGCTTTTTCTTCTCCTTGTTCACTGCCAACTCCTTATCCGGCTTTCGCCCTGTACTCCGTTCGATTCACCCGCCACGCCGAGCCCGTGCCGGTCGCCTCCGCCGCCAGATCGTCGATCAGCAGCTGCAGCCGCAGGAGCTGCACCGGCGACAGCCGTAGCGGCTCCGTCGAGCCGGCCGACGCGTAGATCAGCAGCTCGTCGGGGCTCAGGATCTCCCGGTAACCGCTCTCGGCGGCGGAGATCCGCATCATGACGACACCTCCGCCGGCAGCTGGGGGATGGCCTGCCACTTGTCCGAGACGGGGTGATGCCGCCAGATGAACGCCTCGGGATGGTCCAGCATCCGCTGCAGGTCCTGACGGATCCGCCGCTGCTGCTGGCCGCTCAATTCTTCCCAGGCGGTGGCCACGGGCGGCGGGCTGGCGGGACGTTGGAGGTGCTTGTCGCTCAAGCCGCCTCCTCGCCGCCGCCGTCAGTTCGGATGAATTCCAGTGCGCGTTGCTCGGTTTCGAAGGTCTTCTCCGACGCCGCCATCACGTTCTTCTTCGCCTGGCGGTAGTAGCTCGGCTTGAGTTCAACGCCGATCCCGCGACGGCCGTTCAACACCGCGCCATACACTTCGCTCCCGACGCCCATGAACGGCGTGAGCACGGTTTCGCCGGGGTTCGACCACATGACGCAGGCCCGTTCGATGACGTCCAGTTGCAGCGGGTGGACGTGCTTCTCGTCCTCCGGATCTCGGCCGGCGCGATAGGGCAGAACCCGATCGATGCGAATGTCGTCCCAAACCGACGACGCATACTGTCGCCAGATCCATTGTGAGTATTGGTTCTTCTTCTGGTCACCCACCATGCCCCGGAAGCGGTGAAGGTCGGCGGGGATGCCGCGCTCGCCGGCGTAGTTCATCAGCCCCACGTCGTGAGTGACCGGCACGGCGTTTTCGCCCTTGCGGCGGAACATCAGCAGATAATCGGCGTTGGCGATGCTGCAGCGCGTCGAGTCCTCGCAGCACGTCTTGTGATGCAGGCTCTTCATCATTGTCCTGTTTCGGACCATGAGCGGCTCTTTCCAGATCACCCGCTGCCCGGCGTAGGCAAAGCCATGGAGCTTGTGGATGCGGCGGATTTCGTCCGCGAGCGGGAACATCTCGTCGCAACCGGAATTCGACAACGGGATGTCCATGCAGTGCACCGCGCTGATGCGCCCGGGCAACATCACCCGCGCCAGTTGCTCAACGCAGTAGCCGTAGTGCTCGAAAAACTCGTCGTGGTTGATGCAGTTCGACAGGTCGCGCTCGTCGCTGCTGTATTGGTAAAGCCCGGCGAACGGCGGCGAGTACAAAGTCAGGTGCACCGACTCCGCCGGCATCGTCCGCAGAAACTCGATGCAGTCGCCGCAATAGAGGGCATACCGGTCCGTGATCATTTGGTCGCTGATAGCCATGACGGAATCTCCGCTGTGTTTACGTAAAGGTTTTCGCGCTCGATACGTGTGGCGTGATTCATTTCACGCACCAGCGCCTCGAACATCTGGCTGGACTTCTCCGCCTTGCTGCGCATGTTCGCCATGACGCGGACCTCGCCGGTCGTCGCGACCACGTCGAGGCGGACGCGTTTCTTCTGGCCGAACCGGTAGAGCCGGCGGAGACTCTGGTAGTACTGCTCGTAGCTGTGCGAGGGGAACGTCACCGAGTGATTGCAGTGCTGCCAGTTCAGCCCCCATGCGCCGATCTTCGGCTTGATGACCAGGACGCGCAGCGAGCCCGCGGCGAACGCCTCGTATAGCTCCACCTTCCGATCATCCGGAGTCCTGCCGGCGATCTGCTCGGCGTCGGGGATCAGCTCTTCCAGCATGTCCCCCTCATCGTTCATGTGACACCAGACGACCGCCGGCCGGTCGTGCTTCACCAGCTCCGCCACGAATTCGCACCGCTCGCCCAGCGTACGCCGGCGTTCGTCTCGCTCCTCGCTGAGCCCGAACGCGGGCACTTCGAAGAGCATCCCGGGGGCGGCGCCGGCGTTGATCACGTGGTCTCGCTCGGTCAGCGGCGGCAGGACAAACCCCTCGTCGCTGAATCCGAGATCGGACGGCTTGCGGCAGGCCCGGGCCCAGGACGCAACCCAGCGCCAGAACGGGATCACCGCATGATGCTTCAGCCGCCACTGCCCGATCGTCTGGGCGATGCGGTACGCCAGTTTCATGAAGTAGCTGGGATCCGCGCGGATCAGTTTCTCCGCCTCTTCCTGGCGACTTAGCTCCCGTTTCTGGCCCTTGTCGTCGAGCTGCTGGAAGAAACGGCGGAGCATGTCACTGTAGGACAGTTCGCCCAGCGCCTCGGACGACGTCCCCAGTTCGACGTAATCATTCGGGGCGGCCGTCGCCGTGCACAGCAGACGATATTGCATCTTCGACATGAACCGGGTGATGGCCTTTCGGGTGGCGCCGCTGAAAGATTTCAGGATGCTGGATTCGTCGCAGACCACGCCGACGAAGTCGGTGCTCTGGAAGTGATCAAGCCGCTCGTAATTGGTGATGACGATCTGGCTGTTCAGTGCTCCGGTCTGCGAGCGCCTGGCGTCGATGCCGAACCTCGCCGCCTCCCGCTCGGTCTGATGAGACACGGCCAGCGGGGTCAGGATCAGCACCCGCCCGCCGGTATTGCGCGCGACGTTCTCCGCCCAGACGAGTTGCATCGGCGTCTTGCCAAGCCCGCAGTCGGCGAAGATCGCCGCGCGGCCGCGGCGGACCGCCCACTCGACCAGGTGCTTCTGAAAATCGAACAGGAACTCCGGCATCCACACGGGCTCGAAACCGGCGTTTCCGCTGAGCTGGCCCTTGTGGGCGATGAATTCTTCGTATGACAGCGCGGTCACGTCAGCTCCTTCACTTCGCCCCAGGTGCGGATCTTCATGGTCACTTCGAATCGCCGGGTGACGCCCAGGTGATCGGTCACCAGCACGACGGCGGCGCTGTCGCCGAAACAGAGCTCCTCCAGCCCGGCCGCCCGCGCCGCCCTTTCGGCCGAGGCGTAGCCGATGGCGTGCTGGCGGTCATTGACCAGCCGCTGGCCGGAGACTTCCACGACCTGCGTGTAGAACTCGCCGGGCTGCAGCGGGGCAGTGTTGCGCTCGCGAGTCATGCCGCCACCGTCCTTCGGAGCACCGCCGCCAGTCGGAGGCCCAGCCGATTGACCAGCGATCGCCGCGGGCAAAGCTCCACCAGCAGCCGGCCACGACGACTGACGAACCGGAACGGATGCTCCGGCATGTCGAAATAGCTGGGAATACGCCGAAACCGCCGCGGCCGTCGATACGTCGTCAGCGTCGACGCCAGCTTGAGATAGAGGGCTTGCAAGAGCGTCACGCCGCCACCCCCGCCCGGCTTGGGCCGTTGAGGATCAGGATCTCCGGCTTGTCCTTGTTGCTCTGGGCGCGTCCGGTCCGGCAGACGTAGGTCCACGGTTTGCCCTCGGGGAAGAGCTCGCGCACCAAGGGCACCTCGTAGTAACGCATGACCACGCGGGTTTTCTTGAACCGCGACACCGCCGCCGCCAAATGAGGCTGGCCGGCCGTGCGGATGCCGTACGCGTAGAGATCGCCGGGGCCCGGGAAGTCGCTATCGCAATAGAGACCGAAGCCGTCAGCGTCCTTGACCTCCGCGATCACATCCAGCGCGTTCATGGTCCGGAACTCGCACCGTTGCATGGTGCCGGACCAGCCGAAGACCGAATCGATCGCAGAGCGGTACCGACGATTCGACCCGCCTCCGCCTGCATCCCAGCGGAAGGACTGCCCGGTCTGGAACTCGCCCTTGGTGCCGCTCTTCCCGCCGCGCGTCATCCAGGTGCAGACGAAGTAGTCTTCCGCCCATGCCAGATCGGGCACGCCGTCGGGGAGGAAGGTGAGTTCCGCAGCCCTGGAGCCGACGAACACCTGGCCCGGCTGGACGTCGACGTTGAACAGCTGATCGGTGGGCCGAATCTTCGCCGCCGCCCGATGCAGTTCGCGCTGGATGCACCGCGCCTGGGCAGCCGCTAGCACGTCCGGGTGGAACGGGAGACCGCTCAGCCGGCGGATCAGGGCCTTGGGCTGGTCCTTCACGACCCGGGCCAGGTTGATGACGTGCCGGTGCAGGTCGTTCACCAGCAGCTGCCGCGCGCCGATGTGCGGGACTTCGCACATCCCGCCGGCGAATGGGATCCCGACCCAGCTGCAGCCGGCCAGCTCCTCGCCGACGTGCTTGGCGAGCATCCGGTTCGACCCGTACCAGTTGGCCAGGGCCGTCGTCGTCATGGTGGTAGATGCGGAGGCTGTCATTGCTGCACGCCCCCCGCCACGGCCGGGCCGTGATGCTCGTCCAGTAGCGACTTTGCGCCCTGCAGCCTTGCCCACAGGTCGGCATCGCCGCCGGCGTCGGGATGCAGCTTCGCGGCCGCTGCCCGATATGCGGACCGGTACGAATCGACACTATCGATGATGGTCCTCGGCGAGCCGTGCCCGGGAGCTTGTTGTTGCAGGAACACGGCGGCCTCATCGACCGTCATGATCTTCGGATGCTCGGGACCGGGCGGTGGGAGCGATTTGAAGCCGAGATATTGCTCGCTGTTCTGAGTAACGCCGTAGCGGTCGATCCTGCGCAGGTCTTCGAGCGCGATGGCGATCGCTCGGAGATTTGCTTCCCAGTGCGTAAATCGGTCGGCCGGGAACGACAGCGGCACTCGCAGACGCTGGCCGAACTTGTCGCGCACGACCTTCACGAACGACACGATCACACCGGGATGGTCGGGCGTGGAATCTGCGTATGGCAGACCGTCCTTGCGAAAGTGCTCGGTTGCCAGCTGGATCACCGCCGACTCAGCCCTCACCATGCGGAGCTCGCGCTCCAGCAGTTGCATCGTCCCGATGAAACCGCTCTTGAACGGCGCGTCGATCCGCTCGTGCCGTTCGCGCAGCTTCCCGGGCCAGCGTTTGATGGGTCCGTAGGAGATGTTCACCGGCGGCTCGCTTTCTCCAAGCCGCGAAGGATGCGGGCGGGGATCTTGAAGGTCCGCAGGCCCTTGAGTGCCTTCTCAAGTTCTTCCAGCTTGGATTGGCTGACGGCCGTGCAGCCGCCGACCTTGTCGCTGCAACGGTGCTGCCACTGGGATTTCACAAGCTCGCGAGCCGTCAGCCGCAGAAGCTCGGCCTCGGCGTACCTTTCGACCTGGACCTCGATGATCATCCGGGTGATGTGCATCTGGGTCTTTGTGCGCTGATCCAACTCGCGAATCTGTTGCTTAATGCTCTTGCTCATCGTTATCTCCAAGCCTGCTGCCGGATCATCTCCGGCGTGTGACACTCCGATTTGTCGTGTTCGCCCGGCATGCAGCACTGGCCGGGAAACAGACAGCCCGGCCCGC